TTTCCCATGGCACCATTTGCTCCGGTCTCGTTGCTGGCTGGTTGGTCCGGTCAGGCATCATCAAGTCGGCCCCCTGTGGCCTCCAGACAACCCCGCGTGACGTCCTGAATCTTCTCGGCGCTCTCGTTCACATAGAAAGACCTCCAAGTGGCTGACACAGGCATTCAACACGAAGGGCGCATCGCCTCCCTTGAGACCAAGATGGACCGCGCATTGCCTCTGATCGAGGATCTCCACGCTGACATGATGGGACGCAAGGCTCGATGGGCCTTCCTTACAAGCTCAGCTAAGTACGGCATGTGGCTCTTCGCGGGCGTCGTGACGCTCTTAGGAGCCTCTAAGTCCGCATCGTTCGCTGGGTGGCTACAGGCCTTCCCTCACTAAGGGTGAAGCCGCGTCTGCTTTAATGAAAAAGACAGATGGAAGACCTTAGTGTGAGGGGATCACATTCGGTCAACCATCTGTCTTTTTGGTACGCACTGCAAGTGTCCCTTCAGGAGGACACAGGTTATTATATGCCTGAGTGTGTTTTAAATACGTTGGCAGTTGGACTGCCCAGTGATTATTTAATCGGACAAGCTCCTGTTGAGCATGCGTCGTTCTCAAACTCCACGGAGCTGTCAGTCAGCGCCACAGGTTTCAGACCGACCACATACGCATCATAGGTTGATTTGGAGACCACTTCCTGAGGCAGATAGGCGAACCCAAGGTCCTCAGCCGTCTTCGTCGGGTCCGTCCGAAAGAGGAACGAAACGCCCACAAAGATATCCCAGTGCATCTGCATCCATTCAATAATGGCAGGCACTTCGCTGGGATCATAGGAGACAGTGATCGACGCATTATGATCCACATAGTCACCCATCCAAGCCCGATAGCGTTCGAGCTGGGACACGGCAGACTCCAGGTTCAGGTGAAGCGTCTCACCGTTGACTACACGGGTTTCGAACTCAACGTCTTCCCACGACACCGGGAACGTGACCAGCATCGAGTCAGTCTTGTTCGGCTCAGGAACCACGCGGTATCCAGCAGCAGCACAAGAAGCGACAAGGGGATCATGAACACTAAATTTGACATTGTTGAACAGATACCGACCCATAGGCTTGTGAATGCCTTCGGTCGTATCCATGATCTTGGACAAGGTTCCCGATGGCTTGATAGTAGTGACAGCCTTTGAGCGCGGCAGATGAAGCTCGTCTGCCTGACGATGGGCTGCGAGGCAGGCGACGTCATGGAGTGCCTTCCTGTGAGTGGACGAGTGCTGGTGTTCCCAACAGACGATGCCTGTCAGGCCTACCCCTGTGAGCCTCAGGAACTCGTTTAGTTCATGCCACGAGGACTGGAGGATTCCATCTCGTAGATCGACAGCGGTTTGTCGGTAGTTGGCCCGAGAAACAAGACGTACTGCTTCACAAAGGCTTTCCCATTCGTTGTTGAACTTTCTAAGATCAACTTCCACGAGGTTGCAGAAATTCTTGTTACCGAGCAAGATTTCCGCGCACGGGTTGACGCCCTTGAACCATGGCGCGCGTTTGAGAGCTGCTTGTCCATTGAGAAACCCCGGTTCTGAGCCTCCCGACTCGACCATCAGATGGAAGATATCTGACAGTTCGGCCCACGAAGGCTTGTGGTAGAAGATCAGGCTGTTGTTGGACTGCTCGCGTTGGGTGTTACCCGTCAGCCAGTAGTCCTTCTTTGCCTTGGCGAACTCCACCCACTCAGGGTCACCATAAGGAACCACAGCCATTTCCGCAGAGCGGCGCGAGCTGAGGATGCTGCCCAGATGGTTCAGCACGTCAAGGATGTTGATGCGCGTTAAGAGTTGGCTGGAACTCCGGTTGAGGATGTCAACGATGCGAGAAAAGCTCTCAGCAATAAGTTCATCTCCACTTGATATCCATCCGTATCCTGAGAGGCGAACTCCAGCAGGGCGAATTTCTGAGAAGTCGAGAGTGAGCTTTGAGCAATGGCGCTTGTTAGCGAACAGCTTTCCGGCGAGCTTTGCCCAAGCTTCGGCTGAGTCGCCAACGGTGATATGCCAGAGGTATCCATTCGAAGCAGCGTCGAATACGAAGGTCTCTTTGTTTCCTTCAGCGCCCTTATCGGTTCCATCTGTCTTTTTTGAGCGAATGATGTCGAGGGTAACTGGTCGGCTGAAGCCTGACAAAGTGCCAACGTAAGGCTCGAAACCGACTCCACAGCCTTGCAGAAGAAGCCATAAGGCATCGACCACATCGTGTACGGATTCCACACGTCCAAAGCTGCAGTTGAAGAGTGATGATTCACGGCGTCTCCCGACTTCTGTTCCGCCCATCCATAGGACACGACCTGACACAAGCGCCTTGCGGGCGAGCATCAGTTTCCTGAGGGCCTCAAGTTCTTCTAGTTGCGCGGGCTTGAGTTTCTTTCCGCCACGAGCGCGCTCCCAAAGCCACTTTTGGTGGCCGATGACGCGGTCAATGGTTTGTTCCCAAGACTCGAAAAGCACCCCCTCAGTGTCGAGGGGGCGCGCATAGGTTCGCCGTGTGATTACATCGGCGCGGACGGATACCATTGAATGCCTTTATGTTTCTTTTGAGACGCGGTTGTGGCGTTGAATGCCCAGATCAGATCAAATCAATCAGGGAGGGCAGGGTATAATTCGGCCCCTTCAGAATCTTTCCGTCAGCGCGCCGCAGCGGCTTGCCATCCACGAGCTTGCTCATGTTGGACGCATGGACGCGACGGAAGGCCTCATCGCTGACCAGAGCGAACGGCTCAGCGTAGCGCCCAGTGAGCGTAATGATGTTCAACAGGGTCTGCTGACCAAGCTGTCCAAGATTGACACCCTTGATGCGGGCCTGCTCGACCACATAGACGATGTCGCAGATCTCTTTCAGGAGGTGTTCAGCAGCCTCAGCGGCCTCTTTGACTTCTTCACGGATCAGGTCGAGACACAGCTCGTCGCTGGGGTTGTGATTGAAGGCAGTGAGGAACTCTTTGACCATCTCACAGGCGCTGCCGGGAGCTTTGAGGGTCACCTGTTCGTAACGCGGGTCGCCTTCGTGGGACATCATTTCAATCCAATGCGCTGTGCGAGGTAGTTCGCATGATAGATAGCCATGAGCGCAATAGCCTCATTGTCATTCATTCGAAGAGTCTCACGGTAAGTCCCGATGTTACCATCTTCATCCATCGCCATAACGATGAGTGTGGTCATCTTGACCTTCATGAACTCGGAGATGCACGAGAAGTCCGGGAAGTCGATCTTCTGGACCTCAGGTTCTGCGACAGTCGCTGGTTCGAAGGCCTTACGATTCAGGCCGACAACTTTAGGGGTCTCTTCGGTCATGGTGTCTCCAATGCCCTTGAGAGGGCTTTCAGCAGGTCATAGGCTTGGCCATGGGCGAGGGTAACGAGATCGACGTTCTCGCCCTCCTGACGGATGCAGATGACGCCATCGGCACAATGGAAGACCTCAAGGGAAGGCTTGTCGCCATCCCTCTCGATTGTCCAAACGTACCCCGACGACTTCGTCCACTCCTCCATCAGTCGTTCAGGATGAAGCCACTTCATTTGGCAGCCACGCGGGCAGCCTTGCGCTCTTCCATTGCAATGATCTGGAACAGGAGCTGGATGGCCTTCTTGAGGTCTTGGGTTCCACCCTTTTCACGCCAGCGGTAGGCGTATTTCATCACTGAAGCCTCCGCGAACGGGATGTCATTGTCGTGGAAGAACTCCAGCGGCTGGATCGTCCCCTTCTGGTAATGATTGCCGCCTGTCTGCATCCTCAGGGAGAACTGAGCCTTGGAGATGAGCAGATCAATCGGGTCAGGTTCCCGAGCGGGGACAGCGGTGACCACAGGGGTCACTTGTTCCTGAGCGGTAACAGGAGGAGCGCCACGCAGGACAGCCTCAAGAGCAGCAACAGGATCAGGAGCGGAACCCGTGCAAGTGTGGTTCCCGCCCTCAGGGTAGTACGTCAGGCACTTGGGGCAGAGCGTGTTGGCGGTTGCCATAGGATGTGAGCTTTCTCTTTGTTGTCCCAGTCGGAAGCCCTCAGAATCCGCGCAAGGCGGGCCTGAACGAGCGCATCGTCTTCGGTGAGTCCTTTGGCCTCGAAGGCCTTGCAGACGGCTTCCCAGAGAGACTCAGGGTTAGCGTCTAGGATCTTCTCAGCGGTCTTCTCACCGCAGCCCGGAAGGCCCTTAAAGCCATCAGCCGTGTCACCGATCAGCGTCTGGTACATATGCCAGCGGTCGGCCTCAGCTTCACTAATCGTCAGGAGTTTGCCCTGCCGGTAAAGCATCCCCGGAATGGTCTTCATGTCCTTATCGTCGGACACGATGATCTTCCGGGTCTTGGTCTTGGTGGTGGATAGGATGCCCATCACATC